CTCGGTCGGCAGGGGCGAGAAACTCCCCGTTTCGCAGGGCGCAGGGCTGACCGCCAAGGGCAGGGCCAAGTACAACCGCCAGACCGGGAGCAAGTTGCAGGCCCCGACGAAGGACAAGGACAATCCCCGCCACAAGTCCTTCTGCGCACGCAGCAGGTCGTGGAAGGGCGAGCGCGGCATCGCCGCGAGGAAGCGTTGGGGCTGCTGACATGGCGAAGAACTCCCTCGTCGGGAACATCAACAAGCGTCGCAAACTCGGGATATCGCGCCCCAAGTCTGCCAAGTCCGTGAGCGCGAAGTCTTATGCCGCCATGAAGAGCGGCTGGAAGAAGAGCAAGTGATGCCGAAGGTCGGAAAGAAGACGTTCCCGTACACCGTCAAGGGCAAGATGGCCGCGAAGGCCGCTGCCAAGAAGATGGGCAAGCCCATGAAGAAGGCGAAGGGCCGCTGATGCCGTTCAAGAGCAAGGCGCAGCAGGGCTACATGTTCGCGAAGAACCCCCGCATCGCGAAGGAGATGGCATCGAAGACAAAGTCGATGAAGTCGCTCCCCGCACGCGCCAAGAAGAAGGCGTCGAGGAAGGGCCGCTGACGTGTTCATCAAGGTCCGCATGACGTGGTTTCCCGTGGATTCCATCGACCAGATCGACGAGATCAACGGTCGCCTGCGGATCTGCCTCTCGTCGGGAGTCAAGATCGACCTTGACCCGATCGAGAGCGAGAAGGTCGAGGAGCAGTTGAAGGCCGCGATGCCCCGCCGCGACCACTTCAAGCCGAAGGACGAGACTGTCCTGTCGGAGGTGAAGAGCCTGCTGGTCAGGATGAACGGGCTGGAAGGCTCCATCGACGCCGTGGACGAGAAGGTCGAGTTCCTGCGCAGGGCGCTCGGGGTTGATGCCCCGCGAACGAAGGTGAGGACGTCGGATGCTTGACTTCTCGAACATCGCCGCGATCCGCGACGAGATCGACCGTGCGGAGTACTTCCGCGACCTGCACCTCCAGACCCCGAAGGAACTTCGCGAGTGGTTCTGCGGGCAGGGCTACCGCGACGGGTACGGGGCAAACCACCCGGAGAACGCGGTCCACGCCTACGTCAGCATGGTGCTTCCCCGCATCATCCACGACAACCCGAAGGTCCGCGTCACGAGCGCACGCCCGTCCGTCCAGCGCACCGCGTGCGTGGCGATGAAGTCGGCGCTCAACCGCTGGTCGAGGATGACCCGCCTGCGCGGCACCATCGAGCGCATCGCCACCGACATGCTGCTCGGGTGGGGCGTGGCGCTCACCGTCAACGAGCCGAAGGGCGCCGAGAGGAAGTGGGACGCCAACGGCCCCTACCTTCCCCGCGTCTACCGCATCGACCCCGCGAGGTTCATCATCGACCCCGCCGCGATGCACTGGGAGGAGGCCCGCTTCTTGGGCCACGTCTGGGTGTGCGACAAGGAGGACCTCCTCCGCCGCGCCGAGATCGACGAGACGTGGAACCGCGAGGTCATCGAGGGCCTCGCGACGAACAACGGCGTGGACGAGTTGCGGGACTCCCGCGACATCCCCGAGCGCCGGGAAATCGCGATCTACGAGATATGGGTCCCGGAGATGGCCGATTCCGCCGCGGAACTCATCGACGAGGCGATGGATCAGGCGCTCTTCAACGGGACGATCTACACCATCGCCAAGTACCAAGGGAGCGGCGACAAGTGCGAGTGCGAGTTCATCCGGAGGCCCTTGCCCTACTACGGGCCGCAGACGGGTCCCTACACGGTCTTCGGCGCATTCAGCGTGCCAAACGATCCCTACCCGCTGTCCCCGATCGTGGCCTCCCGCGACCAGATCCAGTACTGCAACGACATGGCCCTGAGCCAGCAGGAGAACCAGAAGCGGTACAAGCGGATCCTCGTCGGTGACGCCAAGAACCCGAAGTTCCTTCAGGACGTGGTGAACGCCCCGGACATGTACGTCTTCGCGGAGTCGGGCCTCGACGCCCGGAGCCTCCAGCCCGTGGAGGTCGGCGGCTCGACCAACCAGCACATCCAGTCGGTGGAGACGGCCAAGGAGCGGCTCGACCGCGCCCTCGGCATGTCCGACGCCATGCGCGGCAACATCGCCGGGTCCGCCAGCGCCACGGAGGTCGCGGTGGCGGAGAGCGCCAGCACCATGCGGATCGCCCACCTCAAGCGGGCGTTTCAGGACGCCTGCGACACGGTGTTCCGCAACGTCGGGTGGTACATGTTCCACGACTCCAGAATCGTCATCCCGGTGGGTGGCGAGGACGCCCGCGCCGTGGGGATCGAGGACCCGGTGTTTCAGGGGGGGCTGAAGGTCGGTGAGTGGGAGGACCTTCAGGTGGACGTGGACGCCTACAGCATGGAGCGGACCAGCGAGATGCTGGCCCAGAAGCGGGCGATCGAGACGTTTCAGGTGGTCACCACCGCGGCGCAGGCCATGCCTGCCATGCCGTGGGTGAAGTGGCGCGACCTGATGTCGTTCCTCGGTGACGCCCAGAACGTGCCGCAGATGGCCGACTTCGTGGACGAGGCGATCCTCCGGCAGGTGCAGGGTGGCGCGGGCGGCGGAGCCGCCCCCGCCCCTGCGGCGGGGGGTGTTCCCTCCGGAGGCGAAAACCCTTCTCCTACTGGTGAGGCCCCGGTCGTCCCTGCCCGTGCGCAGGCCGCGATCGCCGGAGCCGCTGCGAGGATGTGATGCCGACGTACGAGTTCGTGACCGAAGGCGGAATGACGGTCGAGTGCGTGCTGCGCATGAGCGATGCGCCAGCCATCGGTTCCATGTTCCAGCACCCGACGCTCGGCCCCATCCGCCGTGTCGCGAGTTCGGCGCAGGTCAGCCCGAACTTCACCACCAGCACCTATCCCTACGTCAGCAACGCGCTTCCCCGGAATCTTCCGGGCGTCAAGTGCGACCGACAGGGAAAGCCGATCATCCACAGTCGCCGTGAGGAACGCAACGTCGCGTCCCGCCACGGCTACGTCAGGGCAGAGGACTGAACATGGACAGCATCGCTGAACCCATCGTGCAGGCCGACACTCCGTCCAGCGGGGCGGAGGAGCAGGTCAAGCAGGACACCACGCACGCCGACGAAGCCATCGAGGCCAACTCGCCGGATGACGATGACATGGTGCTTGCGAAACTGCTCGGAACGGACGAGGAAGGGGACGGGGAGGCGGACGTCGATTCGTCGGCGGCCCCCTCGATGGTCCCGGATGCGTCTCCCGCCTTCGATCGTGAAGCGGTCGCCAAGGTCCTGAGGAGGGACGGCGTACCCGACGAGGTCATCGCCTCGGCTTCGCCCGAAACGCTCGCCAAGTGGGCGGATTCGGCTGCGAAGCGGCAGAAGGACGTTGACTCGTACGGCGGTCGAATGAAGCAGTTGGAGGAGCAACTCTCGAAGTCCAAGGCCCCGGAGGCCGCTGCGCAGGACAACACGCCTGCCGAAGCGCCAGCCGTGCCGAAGGACCCTTTCGAGCAGATGGCGGATGTCTACGGCGCAGACGTCGTCGAGCCAGTCCGTCAGGCTTTCCAGCAGCAGCAGGCACGCTTGCAGGAGCAGGTGCTGCTTGCGCAGGTCCGTGCAGCCGACATGGCGATGCGCGTCCAGTACGGGGCCAAGTCCCCGTCCTTCGACGACATCACCGCCAAGATGTCGGAACTCGGGGCTGCGAAGCCGGGTGGGTATGCGTCGGTCGATGAACTCGCCGCCGCCGCCTATCAGGCCATCGTTGGATCGAAGCCGTCCGCGCCGCCGAACGTGCGTGCCAGCCAGCCGACCGCCCCGAAGGGCGGGCCTGCCCCGGTGAAGCCGCCGCCGCGCGACGAGGACGACGAGATCCTTGACCAGATCATGTCGGGCGGCGGCAATCGCCTCCGTCCCGCTACCCGCAGATAAGGAGGAGGCACAATGCCTTCGATCACCCAGTTCAATGACTTCATGCAGAGCACTGGCCCTGCGTACCTGAAGTCCGCCGATGCCGTCATCAACGAGGCCGTCAAGAACAACTACGTCCTCTCCCGTCTCCTCAAGGAGAAGGCCAGCGAGACGCTGATTCAGGGCGGCACGTCCATCAAGGACGTCATCGTCTTCGACGACGCCTCGACCTACCAGAAGTACCAGCCGAACGACACGTTCACTTGGACGAACCCGCAGGTCACCGACACGCTGACCGCCCCGTGGCGCTTCAGCATGGACTACATGTCGTGGACGGATCAGGAAGTCGAACTGAACGACGGCGACGCCAAGGTCATGTACAAGCGTCTGAAGCGCATCAAGGAGATGCGCATGTGGACGTCCATGCTGAACGGCATGGAGAACGACCTGTGGGCACCGTACATCGGCAACTACGGCAACATGGAGACGGGCGGCAAGGAGCCTTACGGCCTCCCTGCGTTCATCACCGAGATCATCAACAGCGTCACCACCTTCGGTGAGCGCGGTGGCGCTCCGACCGGATGGACGAACGTCCTCGGCATCAACCCCACCACGGACGCCCGTTGGTCGAACCAGATTTCGTTCTATGACCGTGCGCTCGACCAGAACGCTGCGCCCACGTCGAAGACGTTCACCAACCACAACGCCGGAACCCGTCAGGTCGGCGGTCTTTTCCCCGCGATGGACGAGATGTACCTGAAGGTGCAGTTCAAGGCTCCCCTGACCCAGCGTCAGTACTTCGAGGAGACGAACTTCCAGCGCCAGATGATCCTCGCGTCCCGTCTCGGCGTCAACCTGTACAAGCGTGCGCTTCGCGAGTCGAACGACATGCTCGCCAGCCCGCAGGACAGCGCCTACAACACCCCGACGTTCTCGGGCATCCCGGTCGAGTACTGCTCGAACCTCGATGACGCGGCGATCTTCCCTGCGGCTGGCTCTTCGGTCAACGACGACAAGTCCGGTCGTGACGGCGCAACGCTGTCCACGACCGTTACGCTGTCGGAGACTGCGACCAATACCATCGACAAGGGGCCGCGCTTCTGGTTCGTCAACGGCCAGTACCTCACGCCGATCTTCCACAGCACCCGCTACATGAAGAAGCACGACGTGATGCGT